TGTGCTCCCAGAAGAAAGAGATGTGGACGATGCACCTGGGTTGCCCGTAGGCGCAGGTGCTGCAGTTGCGTCGGGGAGTACGACCTCATTCCGTGCAACATACTCGTCCCTCCTTTGCAGGAGGTCTTTCATCTCAATGTCCGTAAACGGACGTACCTCACTCAGCTTCGTCTCACAGCCAAGTGCGTACCACATATTGTCCTGTGCGAAATCAAAGATTTCTTTGTGGAAGCACCAGGTTGTACCCAGTGCGCACAGTGACATAGCCATAAAGCCCACAAATGATGGGGCTGAGTAGAACGACAATGCAAAGACAGCAGTTGCAATTCCACAGCATACACCGACCAAGGTCTTGATAAGGTCGGTGGCATCGATCTTGTGTAGTATCTCGATGGCTTTCTTGTCCTTGTTGAAACAGCCTTTGACTGCTTCGAGGAGCTTCTTGCACGTATCAACAAAGTTGTCAACAGACGGGCACTCGACTTTAACCTCATGCGCGGTGGCGAAGAGGGCTTCATAGTCGATGCACCTGAAGAGATTGTTCTTCGCGCGAAACACTTCCTTTTTCCTTTCTTGGAGGTGTTGCTTGCGTTCTTGTCTCTCTTGGCTGGACATCCTCACCGGGGTCTTGTTGCTGCGTTTTCGGTCGCGCCACTTTTGATCCCAGATCGGTCTTTGTTTGAACACTTTGGTGCTCGAAGTCCCCGTTGTATGGACTTCTTCTCGCGCTCGTCCCAACATGCTCTGAGGTGGCAGGGGTCTTAAATCCTGCTTCTCGATGAGCACTTTGGTTATCTCACGAAGGAATGATTCTTCATCCCTGTGTACAGACTGAGGCATGTCTGTCTCTGCATCCTCATCGGATGGGGGTTCTTTATACTCTACGCGAGTGTTCTTGCAGTTATACTCAAGCTGAGTTGCATTTAGACCCTGCGTGGGTAAGCCGTTGTTGCCTCCAACGGTAGATGGACATTTTGCTTCTGTCAGAAGGTTCTTTTTTAATTCCTCCATAAATGGTAAGAACTGCCCTGTGGGCTCGGTGACCATAAAAGGCCC